GTTGGGCCTGTGAGCCTGATGGGGAGGTAGTCGGCGTTGTTCAGGACGTGGCTCAGACCGGTGATGAGGTATTCCTACCCAGGGAGAAGTTACTCTATATTGTTGATGACTCCCTACATGATTCTCCAGAAGGCTTAGGGCTGTTTCGTCACCTTGTTGATGCTAATAAACGGCTTAAAAGATTCGAGCAGCTTGAAGGCTTTGGATTTGAGACTGATCTTCGCGGTATTCCGGTGGGACGTGCTCCGATCTCCGAATTACAGAAGCTAGTCGATGCGGGAAAGATCAATGCGACCCAAAGGGATGCAACACTACAGCCGCTGAAGAACTTCATCGAAAACCACGTGAAGGGCCCAAAACTTGGAATGGTTTTGGATTCGTCTGTCTATGAGTCAGCTGATGACGCAGCAACACCGAGTAGAAACCCTCTCTGGGACCTGTCATTGCTTCAATCCCCGGGCTCTGGTACATCATTGCCAGAAGTCGCAGCTGCTATCATCCGAATCCAACGCGAGATGGCCCGAGTGCTTGGAGTTGAGCAACTGTTGCTTGGCGAGGGTCGCGGTGCGTTCTCGTTATCAAAGGACAAGACACAGGCATTTGCTCTTACAATCGACTCCGCACTCCAAGAATTAACTGAGCAGTATGAGCTTGATCTAATTCCGCCGTTGATGAGACTCAATGGGTGGGATGAGTCATTGTCGCCTACCTTTAAGACGGAGTCTATTCGATTCCAAGATATTGAAGAGGTCACCATGGCCCTTGCTGCGATGGCCCGAGCGGGTGCAACGCTTGAGCCTAACGACCCGGCCATTAATGAAGTACGTGACCTCATGGGCCTTAGCGATGCCATTGAAGTGGATGAAGAAGAGCTTGAGTTACGACGCAAGGCCTCGCTTGGTCTGCTCCAGAGCATGGTTGATGCCGAGGATGACGAGGGCGAAGAAGAGGACGATGATGAGGCCACTGAGGAATGAATTACAAGAACATCCGAAGTACCCATCCGAAGGAGGTAACCCGCGTGCTAAGGCGTTTGTGGAGTGTGGAGGTGTTCCAAGGGCCTTCTTCTGACAATACTCCGGTAAAGACAGAGACATGCATAGCGATGAATGAGTCGGATGTTCATCGCACAGTACCGGGTGAGTTTCGTTCGCGTCCTGAGCCTTTGTTCTATGTAACGTGGCCCCCTCTTGATAACCCCGGAGGGCCCGTATACCGGATTGACAACACCACTGACGGGCCCATTGGTGACCCCATTAGTCCCAGTGTCTCCTCGCCGGACTTCGAGGGGTGGAACTTTTGATTACAGTTGTTGGCATGTGGGAACCCAGCTTCAGTGAATACGAGCAGATTATCGAGTATCGTATGTGGAAGCAGACCATCGCCGCATTTAATGTAGACCGGTGGATCATGGTTGGTAAAGGTCCTGAGTGTATCAGCTCATTTGAACACGCGCCCACTATGCAAGATGCCTTAGAGACCATCAGTTGTCAACGGGTGTTCATGGTGCCGGAGTGCGGCCAGGAACTTGACCGAGTGTGGAGAGTCCAAGACCACTCCTATATATTTGGTAATGCTCAAGAGAACCTACTTAGGTACGTAAGTGAGAATGATCAGGTTGCTCACCTTAAGACACCTGAGTCCATCGACATGTTTGCAGCTTGTGTATTACCGGCGGTGCTATTATGGCCCTAACCGATAACAGGACACAGTTAAACGATTGTGAAGACAGCGCCCAGACGTTCGCTACTTCTGGTGCGCAGTTAGGTACGTCGAATCTGACAGGGCAATTCGTTGAAGGGTCTGGTGCTATTCAGTCGCAGCACTCGAACTCCTACGAGGATACCTATACGTCGGGCGACAGCGCAGGTGCTACGTTTAACCTGGGCGCTGCTGGCGCGGACAGCACTATCTACCTCGGTGTTAAAGATAACTTGATGAACACCATTGCCAATGCGGGCGGTATGATCGTTGTCGGTGACGGTACAGATCGGATTGGTTACACCGTTTTAGGGTCTGATGCAGTCGGTCTGCCTTACGCAAATCAGTATATCTTCTGTAAGCTTGATACTTCTCAAGCAGCAGCTAGTCCCGGTACATCGAACGTCGATCACCATGTCTTCGCGGGTGTGGAAGCTAACCTGAACTTCTCGGCCCTCACCATCGTTGGGTTTGGCTCACTGCACAACGCAAAAGCCCAGGGTAATGTTCCAAACGTTTTCATTGACAATATCCGCTACATTGCCAATGACAGCTACGCAGCGTCGGTTACAGGTGGGACGACGGGTACACCGGAGACCATGGCCGACTTGGTGGGGGATGATGAGACTGTTGGTGCTGGCATGTTTGCTAACCCCGCTGGATCTCTTTATTACATCTTTGCACCGACCGAGTGGGGGGCAGCTACAGGTAATACCGCTTTTGAAGGTACTGATGAGCAGTGGTTCTACATCGGTGACAACGGAGGCTCACGTCCTTTAGGCGCTACCCACTTTCCGATGCGCTTGTTAGGCGGCACGGGTACAAACATATTCCGTCAGACGCGGGTTACCAATGTAAACACCGGTACTCGCGCACAGTTTGATTGGTCGGATTCTAGCTTCGATGAGATCGAGCTAGACTCAACCGCATGGATTAACTTCGGTGCAATCACCTGTCCTGTCCAAGATGCGTCTAAATTCTGTAATAATAGTACATTCATCAACTGTGACCAGATGGATCTCCAGTCACTCGACATGGATAGTAATTCCTGGAACGGTACAACCGATGCTAACGGCGCGATTGTTTGGGATGAGAATACGTCGGACGTTGCTAACCAGGTCTCTTCTACCTTTGTTAAGGGTACCGGTAATCAGAATGCCATTGAGATTGCACCCACCGGCGCGGGTCCGTTCACCTACAGTATCACCAACTACGTGTTCGATGGATATTCCAGCCAAGATGACGTCGATGCTACCGAAGAACAGAAGGTATTCTTCATCAACCCTTCGACACTTTCTGCAAATATCACCATTAACCTAACTGATTGCACCGCATTAAACATCGGCCGAGATAATGGAGCGGATACAGGTACTAACGGGTTCTCGTATCGTTTAGTGGGCAGTTATACCGGTACCGTAACCATCAATTCAACTGTAACTCTGACGGTGACCGTGGTGGACGCGGATAACGCAGTGATTGAGGGGGCTCGAGTTCGGATTGAGCTTCAGTCGGGGGGTACTCTCATTACGCAGGGCTCGACTAATGCTTCTGGGATATATACAGATAGCTATAACTTTGGAGGTAATGTGTCAGTCACCATCAAGGTTAGATTAAAAGGATATAAGAATTTTAGAACTGCGGGGACAATTACCGGTGATGGCCTCAACGCTGGTGTTACATTGGCAGACGACCGGATAGTAGACTTACCTTGAAACTAGGAGAAATCAATGCCAATTGCAGATGATTGGGACTTTGATTACCCCAATACGGTATTACAACATATCGATGGGGTACTCAGCTATGATACCGGCTCGGGTACTCAGCCCGCTGTCGGTGACTATGTGTATGGAGTTACTTCCGGAGCAATTGGCAAAGTAATTGCTCGCACCGGAACCGTAACTTCAGGTACACTTACTCTGACTAACACCGTCGGACTCTTTGAGGACAACGAGGATCTGGACATAGCGTCCGTGGTCGGATTCGATGCAGTGACCGCGGGTAACGGGGGATTCGCAATAGGCGACACCCTTGTTGACCAGGTAACGGGGTCTGTGGATGTGCTCGCAATCGAGTACAACGTTGATGGTGCTGGGGGAGGCCTTATCTACGGAAACAACTTCACCGCCTTCACCGACAATAGCCAGCTTGACATCAGCGGCGGTCAAACCGATGTTGCTGATGTGGATACTGCAGCGGGTAATACCGACAACGATGCGGTCCTTACCGCAGCAGTCATGGGTACCCTTGCCCCACCGGGAACAAATAACGATTCCGGTATCATCCACTATGATGCCGGTACGGTTGCAATTCCTGAACAGGGCATCATTGAGGGTGCAACCTCTGGTGCAACTGCCCTGGTTGAGCAGGTGTACGGTGTACTTCTCACCGGTTCTGTTCGTCTAGTCGACATTAACGGTACCTTTGTTGATGATGAGACTCTTCGAATGGACCAAGCCTTAATATACCAGAACCAGGTTGCTGGTCAGGTATTCTCGGTTGGTGATGTAGTTGTAGGTGCAACCTCTGGTGCAACCGGTCGTGTAATTGTTGACACAGGTACCACGTTGGTTTTTGCGGATGAGTCCGGCACCTGGACAACCACAGAGAACCTTGAGGTTGGGGGTGTTAAGATTGCTGAAGCCAACGGCACAAATACCGTCCTCAACGTGGCTACCAACAATATCCCCGATGGTGTACGACTCGAGCAACGGTCGGATACAGTTGGTGGTGGAGTTCAACAGGGGGGCATCTACGACGGTGACTCACTGAACATCGTCCGAAAGTCGAACTCGCTCTATACGTTGTCTCAAGACACGTTTGATGAGTTACTCCAGATGGATGATGACGAAGCTTTGGATGCCTCAGTAAAAGGAGGTGCATACCAAACGGTCTTTGGCTGGGTGGTTCCCGATCTCTCATTCCGATTCCTTCGTCAGGGAGGATGGACAGACACCACCGGTCAGAACGTATGGGCGAATCCGCAGACGGTAGGTGTTCAAAACAAGATCACCGAGACCGCATACTTCTACAGCTCTGCCCAGCCGTTTCGTCAACCTCAGCTCTATATCGAACAGGATCAGCGAAAGCTTAACTCCTGGTGGATCGAGGGCCAAATTGACGTTATTGTAAAGGTAAGAACTCGTACGGATACGCGGTACATTGCACCCGCAACGCCCGGACTGGGCCAGTTGATCCCCGGCGGAGATCCACAGGTCGACGGGGCGTATACTGTGCTTAACCGAGAATACCAAGTATCCACTTACGACGCAACGCAGTTTAACGCTGCGGCTGGCGGTGTAAACACGGTTGCTATGGGTACTCAGGATGAGACGGTAAATAACCCGAACGGAACCCATACTCTCTCGTACACGGCTGGGTCTGGTGTGGCGCTATCCGTGGGTGAGGAATTTACCTCTGGGTCAGGCAATGGCTTAAAAGTTGGTGTTGTGGTTACGGATACCGGGGGAACAGGTGCTACGGGTGATCTCGAATATGTGCTCAAGTCAGGCACTAACTTCGTAAACACCGATAGCTGCACCGCTGTTGTGTCGGGTAAGACGTTTACTTCCGGCACTCCGACCACGGTCGTCGCAGGCTACGGTGCTGACATCGGATGGCAGGTTGTGGACATCGCTGCTACGCCAACTGATGGTACAGGTATTACCGGCACCTTTATTCCCGGTGAACCTGTAACCCAAGCGGTGACCTCCGCAACGGGCATTGTCGTTGGGGTGGATGATGAGGGTGCAAACCCGATCTTAAATATCCAGGTAACGACCGGCACCTTCTCGGGCAACAACGACATCACCGGCGATACATCATCCGCCTCATGGGATGCTGGAACGTCAGCCTCATACCCGTCAGCAACGACGTGGGATGCTGACCTGAACAACGGTGAAGGCTATCAACCATACGGTGGTTCGGTGTCCGGGGACATTACCGGGGCAAATGCCCGAACCATTCAAGACGTATTCCAGTACGGTAAGTATCTGACTCGTCAAGAGGAAGCTACCTATACCTTTAATGGTCCAGGGACTTCCGATGCGGGAACAGTTGGTCGGTTCTATCGGAAGATGGCTGATAGCTATGCGGAAGTTAAGCCGGGTGCACCAATCGGTACTTACACTGGATCCCTTGCGCTTGCACAGGGCTGGTTCCTTGACACCGCCTACATCGATGCCAACGACATCCGGTCGTTCTCCGTTATTGACCACAACGGTACAACTCGTAATCCGCCGAACCTTCAGGCTCTTACGATTACCAACGTTGCGTCTGGATGGCGTGTCGCTGCGTATCGTTCAACGGGTTCCGGACAAACCGCTATCCTTCGAACTGAGTTTGCGATAGGCACGGTCGGAGCCGGCAACAATCAGTCTGCGGATAGCACCATTCTTGTAGCGGCCGCCACCCGGAGCGTATCCCCGTTGCCAGCTGATGTACCTGATACCGGCGTGTTGCGGATTCTTGATCCCAACGATACGGGTAACTACTTGAGGTTCCCCTACTCGTCTGTGGATCGTACCAACAACATCTTCACGCTAGCTTCTGGTACCATCGGTGCTGTGACGGGCTCAGTGGATCTTACCCTCTCGGATAATATCCATGTCTGTCTCATCGAGGAGACGGCGGCTGCAGCAACGGTGTCCAACACCATTCAGTACGTGGCGGATATCCCCATTGTGTATAAAGCACGACTTAAAGGGTATAAGCCATTCCGCTCCACCGGTACCTTCGGTTCCGCAGGCGCAAGTCTTGGTGTTGTACAAACTGCCGATGCGATTGTTGATCTGCCGTAATGACTGAGCGTACCGACCTTACCGTATATTGGGAACTGTCGCCTCGACTTATCGAGGTGGCAGACCCTTCTACGGAGATCGTTATTCAAGACCTTCAAGACACGCTGCGGTCGAATAGTAAGCAAGCGGGTGAAGGCAACCTTGACAATATGGATGATGACCAGATTGTTGATGCTGCCGGAAAGGAGAATCTTGGGGGCGGTAAAGAGGTCGGTATCACTCAGACCTTGCAGAATGCTCAGCTCGCATTCGAGTCTCGTATCACGCCCACATCATCTGGTACTGCAACGACTACAAACCTAGCAGGCACTCAATTGACTGATAACGTAGCTACGTTTCAGACAGATGGTGTGGAGCGTGGTGCGGTTATTATCAATTTTGCTGATTTCTCAATCACCGAGGTCTTGTCCGTAGATTCGGAGACGGTTATTACTCACCGTGTCCTTCGGGGGGGTACTGACAATGATTGGGGGGTCGGCGATACCTACCGAATCTGGAATATCGAGCAGTGTGTAATCTCAGGCGGTAACCTAGTTGCCGTTGATGAGTTAGCGGCGGTGCTTAACGAGGTGTTTCCGACCTTCGGTACACAGATCATCGTGGAGAAAGCTTCAGGTACAACTGCTATTTCGCAATTGACCTTAGAGGATTTACTAGAAGCCGATCAGGTATTTGACCAGTCTGCTGGACTACTGCATTATTACCGCCGTGGTACCACTATTGATTTGATACCCCCCAAAACTGTAACTGGAACGCAAGTTGGACAAGATTCGAGTTTGGTGGAATAGATGCTACTCGCTGGATTTCTCCTATTCAGTGGCCCCGGCGGTGGGGGAGGTGGCATTAGTATCACATCTTTGTTCGCTGGCGAAGTGGATATAGGTAACATGATTGAAGCACAAGCAGTTCAAGCTATTGAGGCAAACATCGAAACTCTGATAACTGCGGAAGTCGTGGTTACCGTTAGTGCGGAGGTGTGTTGATGGCCATTATTGCTGTAGGCCCTGATCTCTGCTATGCGCGGGGTGACACCGGACCAATCACCATTCGATTCAAAGACGGAAGTTCAAACTTCGACTTCACTGGTTGGACCGCACTCGAGCTTACTGTGGATACGCAGGAGAATCCAACCGATGCTCTCACAAATGTTATTGCTTTTACAGGCACACTTACAGGCACACCGACGGATGGCTTAGTATCCTTCCGACCACCGAGCCCGGCTGCGTCAGATGCACTTACACCAACAGAGGGGCTTTTCTATGATGTCCAGGGGCTCAACGCCTCCGCTGAAAAAGTGACCCTGCTTAAGGGCGGTGACTTTCAAATCATCCAAGACATTAACAAGAGTTAGCTATGGCAAACCCTGACACCATCATAATCTCTGGTACATCTTTTGATGTCTATGGGCCACGTGCAGATGCGGATGCTTACTTTCAGGGCTCCGTTGATCGATCAGTATGGGCCGCTGCTGCGGGTACCGACAAAGACCGTGCACTTGTGGCGTCATCCCGTTACCTAGATGGGCTATTCTGGGAAGGGGTTGTAACTGACCTCGTTACTCCACAGCCGCTTGCATGGCCTCGTACCGGAGTGATTGATAAGAATGGTGTTACTGTAGGCTCAACCGCTTTTCCTAACGATCTTTTATATGGGTACTATGAGCTTGCTCAGCAATTCCTAGCTAATACAACCCTCGCCGCGTCGTCTGGGGAGTCGTTTAACATCCGGAGAGTTGTAGCCGATGTAGTCGAAGTAGAATTCTTTAGACCAACATCCGGCTCTGCATTGCCGACTGTGGTTGACTACTACTTGGCTCAATTTCAGGATCGGCAGATTACGTCTATTGGCGGCTCAGAGTTTGGTACTGACCAGGAGTCTTCTTTCATAGACTCACCCGGTCAGCTCAACGACGCGTATAAGTAGGGGGTATCATGGCCTTTCCCGCAATACTAGCAGGCATCAAGGGTTTACTATCCGGCGACGGTCTTGTTGCTAAAGGGTTGGACTTCATCAATGACCGTTGGCCCCCGGATATGTCCGAGGGTGATCGAAAGCAAATGGAGATCGTTGTTAAAGACATGTTGCACCAGCAGCAGCTTGAGCTAATGAACGCCGCTCGCCAAGATGAGCAAGCATTCAATGAGCGGACAGTGCAGCTCGAGGGTACAGCCGGTGACCTTAAGGCAATTCCCTATGTGGGCGGCTTAATTATCTTCATGCGAGGTGCATTCCGACCCTTGTTCTCCTACATGACCATGTACATCGATTATCTGTATTTTGTTCAGGATACCACCGGGTGGACTGACCGTCAAGAGGCCTTATTGCTTGCGATTAACTTGTTGGTATTAGTATTCTTTTTTGGTGAACGCGCCATGCGAAACGTTATGCCGCTGATACTGCAGATGTTCAGTAAGGAACCTAACCATGCTAATTAAGTCTTACTCACTCGATTGGAGGAACGGACGTGGATAGATTCGAGACAAGAGTTGAGGTGTCTAAGGTCGATGATGGCCTTGGCCTAGTACTAGGCTATGCCATCGTCTGCTCGAAAAGCGGTGAACCCTACTTTGACCTCCACGGTGATCACATCCCCGAAGATGCGATGCTCGAAGCAGCGGTTGATTTCATGGAGCATTCCCGCACGGCAAAGGAGATGCATACCGGAGGAAGTCGTGGTAGTATCGTTTTCGCTTGGCCTATGACCAGTGATATTGCAAAGGCCTTTGGCCTTGAAGTTGATACCACTGGTTTGATGGTTGCGATGAAGCCAGACGAAGACATGTTAGAGAAATTCAAAAGCGGCGAACTTACTGGTTTTAGTATCGGTGGCTATCGCGGCGACGATGAGGAGGTCGACTAATGGCAAATCGCAATCGCAGTGAGACCCGCCGTAAAAACAAGCGGAAAATCATGAGATCCCTTACTATCACCGAGCTTTCGGGGGTCGACACTCCCGCTCAGGAGGGCGCTCGTGCTCTCATGCTGAAGCGGGCGGACGCAGAGCCAGCCAAAGACCCTGAGTCATTCATCAGCATGGTTAAAGCAGGTGACTTCAATGGTACCCACACCACTTTAACCAGCGATGAAGGCCTTAGGGTCATCTCGAGTTGTCCTGTGGCAAAAGACTACCAGGTTCCCGTCGTTTCCGACTGTATCTCCATGTCGGACGTGGTCTTCGCCTTTTCCAAGTCCCCCGAAGACGAGGTTATGGAGAAACTGGTGTTACTTACCACTGAGTCGGATGGCCATCAGCATGCTGTTCGTATGAATCGGTGGGAACTAGATGAGATGGGTGGATCAACGTCTTATCAAGGCGGAAGTGTTGGAGAAGCCCACTCTCACGACTACATAATCAATGAAGACGGTAGTATCACCATCGGTGATGCGAACGGCCATTCTCACGAAGTTGAGATGTCGATCATGCAGCGTCTTCAGGCAGTGTTCACTGAGAAGTCAATTCATGGCGACTCAGCGAAGGAAGACGAGGATAAAAAGACTCGTCGGAGTAAAGCCCGTAAGGGTTCATCAACCTCAATGGAGAAATCCGATATGGACGAGAAAGAAGTCCAGGCGTTGATTGCAAAGGCTCTTGAAGAGACCAATGCAACTCATGCTGCTGAGCTGGCAAAGGCTCAGGCAATCGGCGAGCTAACCGACGTGCAGAAGTCGTACTACAACGATCTGCCCGAAGGCGAGCAAGCCGGCTTCCTGGCGCTGACGTCCGACGCTCGGCAAGCCGCCGTCGACTCCGCAATCGCCAAGCGTGACGCTGCAGACCCTGTAGTGTACACCGCCGGCGATGGCACCGAGTTCCGCAAGTCCGACGATCCGCGTATGGTCAAAATGGCCAAAGAGCGTGACGAGGACCGCGCCGAGCTCGCGAAGATGCGCGAAGAAAGCGAGACCGTCTCACTGACGAAGCGCGCCCAAGAGCTGAGCTCTCTACCCGGCACCGTCGAAACGAAGGTGCAGATGCTGAAGGCCATCGACGCAATCTCGAACGCTAAAGAGCGGGAAGATGCGCTGACGACCCTCAAGGCTCAGAATACCGAAATGGCCCGCGCATTCGAGACCCACGGTGTACGCCCCGGCGATACCCCCGTTGTCAAGTCTGCCGAGCAAGAGCTCGACGGTCTGGTGAAGAAGTACGCTTCTGATAACCAGGTCGAAGAAGCCATCGCGTACGGTAAAGTTCTAGAGACCCCAGAAGGGATCCGTCTCTACGAACAAGCCGTCCGTAACTGAGGAGCACTGAGACATGGCTAAAATGGAATCAGTAACCTCGATCACCGTTGAAGCGGGTGCAGACCTGTCCGCCGGTCAATTTCGATTCGTTGAGATTGCTGCTGATGGTCAAGTCGATCTCGTTGGATCCGCTGGAGGTGACGGCATTGGCGTTCTGCTGAATAAGCCGGATGCCGCCGGTGTCGCCGCTGAAGTTGCGGTGGTTGGTGTGGCGAAGGTTGTTGTTGGTGTCGGTGGTCTTACCGCCGGTAATAGAGTTCAG